TGGGGATGGTTCCATATGGAAATGGGAGGAAAATAATATATTTCGCGTTGCCCTGTGTTTTCATTTATGTCTGAATTAACTAATCTAATACAATAAACTAATTCGTTTTTTAAGGGATATATTTTTATATTAGGAAATATGGGTTTGGCTAATGGGTAATTTAATTCATTCTGTATAGAATCATCTACACTATTAAAAACTATACTACCTAAACCATTCCATTCTCCTGCTTCTGCAAATCTAGGATGGGATTCACTTAAAATAATATCAACTACTCTAGCATTAAAGGTTTGTGACTTTAAAGAATCAAAAAGATTATTTAAGCCTCTATTTTGTTTTCCTCTAACAAACCCATATCCAACCTTAGCCATTACTCAGGTTTAAACTTGTTTATTTCATCAAGTAATTGTTGTTTTTCTTCTTCGGATATACCCAAAGATTCACTGTTCTGATTGCTCATCGCGCGTTGGGCTAGTGCCGCCATTTTAATGAGTAAATCATCATTTTTAACGCCAATTTCCATATATTCCTTAATTAATGGGACTATAAGAGTAGCGTCACCTATTTCTTCAATCATAGGTTTAAGTTCACCAATAAGCGCGGTGACTTGTTTATCTTTTTTCTTTTGGTTTTCGTATATTTCTTCTAAAATATTAGCGAATGTTTTTTTACCAAATACAACTTTATCAAATTGACTCATATCTATACTATTAGTGTGTTTATAAATATGACTTACCCAAATTTCGTATATCCGTTTTCTAAATAAAATAAATAGTTTTTCTTAAATATTAAATTTAAATGATTAGCTATTTTAGTAATACGAGGAGTTTTTACATCAATTTGTTCTCTAATATAAATGTAAAGAGCTTTTTTATTAAAAACATCAATGTCTTCTCTTTTTCTAAACAACTCTAAAATAGCATCCGCTACTTGGGCATCGTCTTTTTTAGGAAATAATTTAAATATATTATAGGTGCAATAATCAACATATAAATCTATAAATCCTGAGAGTTTATCGTTTATTGTATCGTGGATTTGCTCCTCTAAAGAATAAGTATGGGATTCGTCTTCTTCTAGTTCTGTAATTTCAACTTTATCTATTCTGCGTTTGTAATTTTGGGTATTATTTAATATCAAATAACGTTTTGCTATTGTTCCAAAATATGAATATGCTTTTGCTCCCTTAGAAGGATCGAATAAATGTATTTTAGAAAGAAGAAATGTTATTACTTCGTGCTGTAGATCCTCAATATTTTCAACCTCCGTATAGTAAAACTTGAAAGTATGAATTATATTTTCGGTTAATTTGAAAAAAGGATAATGAATATGTCTACTATAAATTAGACTTCGGGTGTGTTCATCAGCTGTATTGTTGTATTTAACAATAGAATCTTCAGTATCCTGTGTAAAATATTGCGTACCTTTTTTGGGTTCTATTCCTATCATAATTTAATGTTGTATGGTTTTAACATATCGCTCAATGCCTTGAGACGTTGGAAGAAAAAACCTACTTCATCATCGCTTTTAAAAGTACCAGCAGCATCTATTTTATCAATTCGTTCAGTCATAGTATAGATAACTTCTCCTAAACTATTAATATAAGTTTGGTATGAAACTATAACGTCTTGACGTTTACCTAACTCATCTTCCTGTTTTTCAACTTTGCGTAGAAGGTTAAAGGTCGTGTATCCTAGGACCACGACCATTAACGCTAAAATTATTGTTAAAATTATCATATACTATCTAATAGATTTTTTAAACCTTCACTTTTAAGTGTACTTAATGCTTTTTGTTGTTTGTTTATAGTAGGCTTAGTGTTGGACTTAGTGCTAGCGTCCAATGTAAAGTTCTTTTTAGGGGACTCCACGGAATTTTTAAATTTTGGTAACCATTCTCTTTCAAACTCAATTCTCGCTGCCATTAAATCTGCTTGGTGTAAAACAAATGGAAGACAAGTACGTGGCTTTTGTTCGGGCATATAAGTCATAAGATATTTCTTGTTGCCTTCATCGTATAAACCATCGTGGGTTTGGATAGCTATCATTTCATTAAATGAATATTGAACACCATGAGATTGAAGCAGATACAAACCACGATCAGGAACCGAAGCGAATGCTACTTTGTTGTTAAACATATAGTCTTCGCCTAGTTTATCTTTGCGCCATTGGTCTGTTTGGAAGACATAGGATTCGTTTGTTTCATCTCCCATTTTACCTAAATCGTGGTTGATAGCAGAAAATACAAGTTCTTCAACTGTATATGTAGTTAAATCTGCCCCCATTTCACCCCACAAATTGTTGAGTTTAAGAGCACAATCTACAACACGATTGACGTGTTCAATATAACCTCCTGGAAATGCATTGTGGTACTCTTTCTTGTGGGCTGCTGGCATTAGAATTAGACGATCTTTATATTGTTCGTAAAATTCTAGTAGTTTCTCTTTACGGGGAGAAGATAGCCATGTGTTGATATGTTGGATAAAATAACCCCAATTTTCTTGGATTTGTTCTGCGGTAAGTTTCATAACTATTTATTTTTTAATTTAACGCATCTCGCTGAATCATAGTTTTGAGATCATTAATAATTACCTCAGCACTTTCAATCAATTGTTTATACACATCTGTGCCAACAGGGCGATCAATCATAACATACATGGTTTTTAATTTACCTTCAAGTTTTTCTAACTTGATCATAGCTAAGTCTTTGTTTCTCATAGTTTGTTTTTTGGGTTTAATATAATGGCAAAATACTAGAAAATCAAGCTTTATTTGCAAATTCTCTAGATTTGTCTTGAATTTTTTTCAAATGGGCACATTTTTCATATTCTTCTAGTCCTTCCCAATATGAAATAGCTAAATCAAAACATTTAATAAAGGTGTTGTTTGAATACATTTTAATAGCGTCTAAGTGGGTAGATTTAGATATATCTACTTTTGAAATAAACTCCCAACTTCTAGTGTATATCATAGAACTAGTAATCCCTTGAACATCAACATTTTGAGGTAAAATAGTATTTAATTGAAAATACAGAGAATTACTACTAGTAATGATTTTCTTAAACATTCCCAACCAAAATACAGGTGTATTTTTTAAATCAAAAAGCGTTTCAGTTTCACTATTAGTAAGAGGAGTATCGGAGGATTGGTCAAATAGCCCAAATATTTTATCTATGTCCATTCGTACATACATATATACATTTCTTGGAAAAGTAATATTTATTTAAGTTAGTAGGAGAAGCGGGACTCGAACCCACAACCTCGTGCTCCCAAAGCACGTAATCTAACCAATTGATATATTCCCCTATGTTTCCCCACCCTGAGATTTGGGGTGAGTAGTCATTCCGGTTTTTTCCTATTGATAAAACCTACAGGGCATCCCCTATTAAAACAGTCACACTACGAAGGAGGGGCTGTGATTGGCACCTTAACCCTAAGAACCGGCATTCCGCTGTCCGATTTAAGCGAGCCCATTGTTTAAGTCTTGAACTAAAGACTCTGAGTATCTCTTACTCATTGCGGTTCGTATGGGAATCGAACCCATGACCTTCGCAGTGACAGTGCGATATTGTACCCAACTCTACTAACGAACCATTGAGCGATAAACAGGACTCGAACCTGCAACCTCCGACTTGGAAGGACGATGCTCTACCAATTGAGCTATTATCGCAAATTGAGCGGCAAACTGGATTCGAACCAGCGACCCTAACCTTGGCAAGGTTATGCTCTACCAACTGAGCTACTGCCGCAACTGAGCTTCTTATCGGATTCGAACCAATGACCATCCGCTTACAAGGCGGGAGCTCTACCAACTGAGCTAAAGAAGCATTTTGTGGACCGTACCGGATTCGAACCGATGACCTTCTGAATGCAAATCAGACGTTCTAGCCAACTGAACTAACAGCCCTTTTGTAGCGGGTGAGGGATTCGAACCCCCGATTCCTGGCTTATGAGACCTGGCGGATAGACCACTTCCATAACCCGCAATATGTTTTAATTTTTAAAAATATTTTTACCCTCAGGATTGAAATACATAAATTGATGTGTTTCTATATCTGATTGCCATTTATACTGAACAACAAGCCCATTATTGTTTTTATAACTATTATCACCTAAATTGTGGTGAGTTTCTATTATTCTTGTTAACATTGCCCTTGTTATATCATCAGATTTAGTTGCTTGGGTACACATAATGTTTTCAGTTCCACCCCACTTAAAAAAGTACATAGTCATAAAATCAAAGTTGGGATCGACTGTATATATAACCCAATACTCCGATTGATTTAATCTTTCCCAATTTATTGTACCAAATTCAAGACGATTTCGTTCTTTGATTTCAGTAACAGTAAATCCAACCATTGGTTTTTGTGCAAACGCAGTTGAACTGAGTAACACAAATAGGATAATAAGTAGTTTTTTCATAGTTTTTGTTTTTTGTACTCCGTACGGGACTCGAACCCGTAAGCTTTCCCGTGAAAGGGGAATGTCCTAAGCCAATTAGACGAACGGAGCGTATTAATTGCGTCCTGAGTAGGGGTCGAACCTACGGCCTAGCGGTTAACAGCCGCTTGCTCTACCACTGAGCTATCAAGACAAATGGTACCGAAGGCGAGACTCGAACTCGCAATGCTATACAGCGCTGGTTTCTAAGACCAGTGTGACTACCAATTCCACCACTTCGGCATAAATATACAAAATAAATTTTATTTTGCCAAATTTATTTGCGGAAGATATTGGATTTGAACCAATGAACCAGTTACCCGATTAACACCTTAGCAGGGTGCCGCTTTAGACCACTCAGCCAATCTTCCATATGGGCGACCGATGGGAATCGAACCCACCCACACTAGAACCACAATCTAGCGCTCTACCAACTAAGCTACAGCCGCCATTTAACGGCAGTGATAATCTGCCGCTTTTGTAGCAATTTGAATATCAGGTTTGACATTCACTTTGTATCCCAACGATAGGGCCCAACCACGAGTTGCTCCTATAAGTTTGTGGCTAGGTGCAATTTCGTCTTGGTTATAGTCCATATCAATTTCAACGTTTATGTTGATTTGTTGGGTAAACCATTCTGCCACTTCCAATGTACGAACACATTCATCAAATAATCTTGTGAACATATCGCGCACTAG